AAAGTAATGCGGTATACTGCAACGTTCCATCGCATCAATCACTTCATCAAGTGTCTTCATTCATCTTTTTCCTTCCATTGCTTATCCGCTTCGCGCATTTTGAAAATCAGTTCACTAAACAGAATAATTGACATACCTACAACAATTCCGATAGCAAAAACGGCAAACGTATCAATCATCACTCACCTCTCATATCAGCACCGCAATTCGGACAGAAGTTAGTCAATCTTGGGTGTGGCCAAGGCCCTTCCGTATGTCCACATTCTGAGCAATGATATATACTATTGCCCCCAGGAGTAAGATAACCGCTCAGGTCTTCTTTGATCCACTCGCCCTTCTTCCTCTCAGGCTCAGCGGAGGGGATGTACTCAATCGCTCTTAATGCATCTCTGATACCGCCAATCCATCCTTCGGAATCCAACACAGAGTAACCGCAATTGATCTCAACATCATCCACGTTATCATAGATCGTCTCCCCCAAGATTGCTTTGAAAGCATCCTCTCGTCTTATCAAGTCACCCATCACTCACCTCTTTACCCACCAATCAATAAAAAACCATAAAGTTACCACAAGCAAAGGGAGACATATCATAAAAACCGCTTCTAATTTTGTCAGACATGCAAAACATGTTTCCATCTTCGCCGTCCGCTCTTCCCTCATTTCAGCAGACAATACCATCCCAAAATGACTTCAGTTTTTCTTCTGCGCTTCCTGACATTGCCCGATTCCATGCGGTGACCGCTTCGGCTTCGGTCAGATAGCCGCCTGTTGAAATACTGCAGTCATTACAATAGACAAAACTGTTTTCGTGATAATTCCCTTTGCGATCTTCCCATTCTTTCAATCCGATAATCGCCTCTCCACCGCAGCCACAGCGGACTGGTTTCAATTCGTCACTCATCTTCGTTGCCTCCAAAAAAACCGCCGCGCCGGGTGCGATCCGCAGCGGTAAAAACGATTAATTTGCGACAATTGGTAAAAAAGATAACATAGAGGGATCTCCTTTCATGCCGCCCCGGTCAGGCGGGCTACATGCCCTGAACCCTGTCTAAAAAATTATTTATGCAGGCGCAAATGTGGAAAGCCTGCGCCGACAAACCGCTCCGCCGGAGAACCAGAGCGGCACAATGAGTATTTTGACTGTGAAAACAATAATACGTAAAACGTGTCATTATGATTATTTCCCCGGTAAAACGCGGGCTACTTGCCCACGACGCTCTCATCTTTATACTGACCTATTTGGTCAAACCAAACCTGCCCGATGCAATACATGATCGCCTCGCGCTCGTTTTCAATCCCGTGGTATTTCATGATTTCCTTCAGCTTTTCTTGATGGTAATTGCTGAGAAAATACATCAAACCGCCTACTTGCTTACCCATCAGAAACCTGCCCTTTTCCGTAAATACTCAACCCATTTCAGCAGATCGTGCCGGAAATCACCTGAACACCGCTTCCGGTTTGCATCCCAATACGGGCACTTGCGATTCGACCCTGTTGAGCAAACTTTACCATTCATGCAATGCTTCGCGCCTTTGACAACTTCGTCCAGATCGCGCAATTTTGCTGTACTTTCATCATAAAATGTGTCTTCAACCATTCTCTCTTCTCCCATCATCATGAGGGTCATCCTCTTTCAGCCCAAGTTTCCTGATGATCTTCTGCTTGATTTCCAACAGATCATCATCAGTCCAATCTTCCATCGTTTCTTTTTGATCAGATTTTCGGAAATCCGCAACGGAATGTTTTTTCCGATCTTTCATTTCAAACTCCATTCCGCTTTCCGGCTTTCAGCCAATTCAACTCGCTTTTTCTCGTCTTCCGTCATCGGCTTCAGAAAGTTGTCAACGCGTGACGCATGTTTCTGTGCCAGTTCTTCTGTCATCTTCATTCCGTGAGCGGCTGCCTCGCGATTGGATTGCTCAATGACCTCATCAATGCTTTGCGCATTTTCCGGCTCCGGTAATGCTTCCTGATCCGGCGCATCAAGTCTCCATTGCTCTTTTGCCTGCAGAGGCTTCGGTAAAGCGTGGTAATCTGCTTCACGCTGTGCAAGCTCTCTATAGCTTTCCCGAATAGCACTCATTATTACGGTTTCAAACGATTCATCAGATATTTTTCTCCATGTTGTAAGCCGCGCTGGAAATCCAACAACTTTCCGTAATATACCGGGTAATTCATTGTAGGCTTGAGTAGCACTGTCCCGGTCATAGCTTTTTGCGACTGCTTTCGAAATCTCGTGAAACGCTTCGATTGAGGTCATCTGTCCAAGCATCGCATTGCCAGCCATTCGCTTCCGCACATCTGCTATAGTTGGCTTATAGCTCAAAGTCGCTATACAATTCTGCACACCTTCAAGTACCTCAGCCGGGTCATCATTTTTGAACTGCGAAATCCATAAAGCAATGACATTCTCTTTCGGTGCGCCGTCATAAAATTTCATGCCGTAGTTTGATTCGAGCATAGTCAGAATTGTTGTAATGTCATTTACCGTCATCATATATCAACTACCTCGCTCTCTTGGTTTTGCTCCTCTAAAAATGAGTATGGATTGTAATCATCTGCGAGCATTTGCTGAATAACTTCAGCGGCAGTACGCGTGTCCTTTCCCTGCGTCTTCGGCACAGGAACGCTTCCCCTTGCTTTTAGCCATTGAGCGGTTTTCAAAATAGACCCGGGACCTGAAATTTGAATATCTTTCATCCTCATGTAATCTATTGTTTTTTTCATTCTTTCAATTGTGATTTCAGCTTCTGCAAGATCACGTAAATCTTTTACCCATCTGCCAAACTGGCTTTTAACAGGTGCGATTCCAGTAATATCGTAAAATGCTTTTGCAAGCTCGGCATTTTCTTTTGCAAACTTCCAGTAATCATGGTCTACTGGTGTTAATTTAAGCGCGTCAGCGCAAATATTATCTTTCTCTTTACTCTTTTCTCTTTTCTCTATCTCTATCTCTGTGTTACATGTTACGTTACTTTCGTTACTCTCCTCGATACTGTAACCAATACTATCGAGGACCATTTGAGGAATCGGAGTTCCTGCATGAATTTTTGAGTGGCAGTTTCGACAAACAAGAATCATTTTATTTGTTGCATTGTTCTGCGGTTTTTCTTCATAATATCCATCAATATGATGCACACAAAGATTTTCCGTGCTGTCGCATATCGCGCACTTAAACTTTTCACGTTGGCAAACGAGATAATAATTTCCGCCATAACGTTTCTGGTTCATGTAATCCTCAATCATAGGAATATGCTGTTGTTTTTCCGTATTTTGTTTCGCCCTGAATGCTCTCTGCCTTTCAGCGTTAGTTTTCGGAACTGTTTTCACAGTTTCTTCTAACAACAGATTTGAGGATTTTCTCAATTGACGTACACGTTGAGCTGAATCGCATTCAGATCCAGTCATTTCTTTAGCTGTTAATATTTCATACTCTTCAATGTTGTTTTGAACAAGAATTCCATTTGACAATAAGTAAGATACAGTCATGCTGACATTACTTTCATCTTCATCTATATCCAATGCGAGTTCACTGATAAAATTGCTTTCTATGCCATCATAATATAGACGCCCATCATTTTTCAGCGAACGCAAAAGCATTTTTAAATAAATAATGGTGAAAGTATCACCGCCAGCAATTCGGCGGAGTTTTTTTATCTCTTTTTGTCGAAAAAAATCCTCTTTCAATTTCAACCAGTAATACCTTTTATTTGCCAATTTTCGCCTCAAAAAGTGGAGCGGTGCGCGGCTTCCGCCCCCAAAAAATGGTTAGTCGAGGAGTACTTTAATGAAGTGCTGTTATGCCAACGGCAACAGTGCCAGCCGCGCATGGCGCTGCTTTCCCCTAATTTAATTTATGCTTCTTTCGCGCCGGTCACAAAAGGATCAGAATCCTGTTTCGGCATCGTCTTTTCGACTTTGCGGTTCTGCAGGATTTCGCAGATTGCAGCCGCTTTCAGACCGTACGCCGCTTGTTTTTCCGGGTCATCCGCAGCATTTTCAATCGCGGTGATGACCGATTTCAACATGCACTTCAGCTCATACGTCGATTTCTTGCCGTATTCAACGCCTTTGCTGTCCTGCATTTTTTCCGCATTGATACGGCTCATGCCCTGCACCCAGCCGGGTTTTGAGAAACTTTTCAAATATGCAATTTCATCAAACGGCTGTTTCGGTGCCGGCATCTGCTTCGGCGTTTCGATGATCTCTCCCTGATCATCAACGATGACCGGACGCGCATCAGGAATGGTTTCAACTTCTGTTTCATCGAGCCAACCAAGCCCGCAGAGGGAAAGTGTCAGTCTCCGCTTTGCCTTGGTGACCGCTTTCATTTCAGCGTTCTGGATATTTCCGCGCATGTCATTTTTGGCAACGCATCCGATCTCAACATCAGAACGCCCTTCGCGGTCATGTCCTTTGACCTTTACGCGGAAACCATTCTGCGTTTCCTGTATGTCGATGTCATCAATGCTGACGCCATGTATTTTCCTCAGCTGATCCGTTGCATCCTTTTTTGCGTAAAGTGTCAAACGCCCGTTGAGATTGATGTAATCAAATGGCTTTGACAGCGGATTTAGCCCCATCGACTGGCAGACCTGCCGATAATAGTCAAGCCGCTGTCCCGGATTCAATTTTGATAAATCGCCAGTGACGAGGACATTTTCCAGCATTCCCGCATCAGTGGCTGTCATGATCTCAGTGTTTTCCATGATTACAAAGTCTCCTTTTTTGCTGATTTTTTGGGCAAAAACACGACATTCGAAAGGCTGAAAAGATAATATTCGCCAAATTTTTGCGGTTTCGTCAAACGCGCATAATATTTTTTGTTATCATACGGTTTGTATGTCCGCAGATTTTTCATAATGCAGGTACCGCCGAACTGGTTTCGGTTGTCACGTTTATCGATCGGCATGCCGGCATCATTCGGTTTTACGTAAAACGAATCGAATTCTTTGAGGTAACCGATCTCAATACGGTTGACATCGCCCAAATCTCTTAAAAGTGCTCCGGAAATCGAAGCATGGGAATCGTATACGCTGATCGCACTTTCTCTGACCTTTTCGCGGTG